AGTTGGTATATTCTTAAACCACCTGTGTACTCATCATAAAAGTGTACATTGTTAGTACCTTGGTCAAATGCAGCCTTTTGCCACATCTCAAAGAAACTTCTTTGTCTTAAATATTTGTCACAATATACTGACATTGTAATTTCACCACTAAAACTATGACCATTTACAATCTGTCTTTTTGGTCCGTATATTTTTAAATCTACTGTATCAAGGTTTCTGCCTGGCATATCAACACTATCTACATAGGCTCTTAAACCTCTTTGTATTTTATTACCCTCTGTAAGTTGACCTATTAATGTAGACCTTTCAGTTTCTTGTTTTAAACCTAAACTTACAAACTCTGTTTTAACACCTTTTGGTAAAATAAAGTCAACCATAAATCTAGTTGGTCTTGCAAAGCCTTCACCCTCAGCAACAGTAGCTAACATTCTACCTATTGTAGATTCAGGATTAGGTCCCATTGTACGGCCTAATCTCTTATCGCCTTGTACATCATTCAATGACTTATCTCTAGGAATACCTAGTCTAATGTCGAATGGTCCTATTCTTCTACCGCCTCTTAAAATTGCCATTTTACTTTACCTTGTTTGCTAATCTTTTTCTATTCTTTAAATGTGCTTCTTCAACTAAATCTTTATTCTGTCCATAATATGGTACTGCATAACCTTTATCACACATTTTTTGATTTACTGACTTACCGTCAATCCATATATCGCCTAAAATACGACCAAATTTACCTGTTTCATCACCTTTATAAGTTTTAACTGTAATTTTCTTACCAAGTGCTAATTCAGCTTTCAGGAAGTATTTAGACAATAAACCATACTTCTTTTCTTCTAAATCTCTTGTTCTACTCTCTGGTGTGTCAATACCAAATAGTCTTACTCTTTGTTGATATAGTATATCAAATCCCATATCTAATAATACATCAATTGTGTCACCATCAACTATCTTTGTTACTTTTTTTACTCTGTAACTGTAGTCTGTAGGGTCACCTAGTTTTTGTTTTGCCATTATAGTACCTTGCCTTTGTTTGGTCCTTCTTTAATTCTATATCTACTAGAACCACCAGCGTTAATATCAACTTCTTTTCTTAAATTTTTAGAAAGTTCTAGTTCTTTCTTTTGTTTATTAATTTTGTTAGTATGTTCAGTTAATTGTTTTGTTCTATCTCTGTCCATTATATTCTCCTTCTACTATCAGCAAATACAGAGCCAAGACTTCTTTTCTTAAAGTTGGCTACTGGTAAATATACAGCTATTGCCATTTCATCAACATCAATTCTTCTAAAACCTGTTTGACATTGTTTATACAGATATTTTTTAATTGCTGGTCTGATTAGATTTATACTTGCGACATCACCATAAGACGCCTCTAGTTTTGTACTACTATCAAATTGGTTGTTACTAGCGAATTTCTGCATACGCTCTAATAATTTAAATCTTAATGGGTATGGTAAATAATGAAAGTTTAATCCCATAAAACCACCTTTGATAGGTTCTAACGGTAAAACTAATGGAAATGTATCGTAAAAAGGTAGTGATTTTTTGTACTTAGGGTCATAAACAAAGAAGTTCATACGACCTGCACTTGGTCTGCCGTTGATACGGCCTTCTCTCATCAATTTACCTTGTGAAGTTCTATCTGCAATTAAAGACACAGCATTACGGTACCATGTGGTGGCACGCTGTTGTCCGCCTTGCAAATCCTTTAATGGGTCAAATATAGTTTTAGCCATACTACTATTTATATAGCTTTCCAATAAAAAACCCACCGATATCGCTATCGGTGGGCAAAGTGTTTAAAGCGGAGAGATTTACTCTTCCTCTGCTAATTTACTAAAATAGTCAAGTGTATCGTCTTCGTCACTTGCTACTGGCATAGCCATTTCACTAGCAGCTGGTTGAGCTACTTCAGCACTTTTCACAGGCGCAGCCGATTGAGCAGGCGGGAGGTCTGCCATTTCAACTGTTTCTGTGCTTCGTGCTCCTGAAATTACCCTATTCAGTTTCTCTTTGAGTTCGTCATAGGTCTTAAAATTATCAGCAGCAACGAAAGGTTTTAGAGGGTATTGTTTCTCCCAAATAGCTTTGATTTCATCATCATTGCTTTTGACAGGAGATACACTCTCAAACTCGGATTTATCGTAGTTCCAATAACCATCAACTTTTCTCAATTTCAGTTTAAAGTTTGCACCTTTCCAGAAATCAAATGGGTTGATTGGTGTTTCATCTTCAAATGCTGGTTGCATTGCTTCAGTAATCTTATCAAAGATTTTCTTACCAAATTTAAATAATGCAATTCTACCCTCATTCTCAGGATGTTTTGGGTCGCTCACCACTAGAATATTAGCGTAGTAAGATAATTTTCTCTTACGCTTTCTAGCAATCTCTTTATCAGATTCTACACCAGTATTCCACAATCTTGTGTTTTCCTCTGATACAGGATCCTTGTTACCAAGTGTAGTCAAACTGTTTTCAATATACCAGCCGCCTTTATCTTGGAAGGCATGAGACCATACTCTCTGCCATGGCATATCTTCACCATTTGAGGCAGGTAAGAAACGAATAACAGCATAGCCGTTACCAGTTTTATCCATCTCAATTTTCCAGAGTCTATCGTCTTGGTATTTGTTTTTGTTTGATTGGTCCTCTGGTTTAAGATTTTGTTCCAGAGCTTTGGTTAATTTGTCAAAGTTACTTGACGAGGTCTTTAATGATTCGAAATCCATATTATTCTCCTAATTGTATTTTCGTATTGTTGTTTTCGTATTGTCTGTTTTAATCGACACTATTATTTATAAGAGTTGTTAGCTCTATTTTCAAAGTAATATGCGAAATAGGTGGGACTATGGATTTACCCACAAGGCAACGACCGGATTCCATTCCTAAACGCCGCCAACCAGTTTCTTACTGTCGTAAGTGTGACCTATATCTTGTGAGGATACAAGCCTGGGAACAACCCCTAAACTGTCAAGTTCGAACCTCTGGTGAAGCCCTCTTCCTTGCACTATAAACAAAAAGTAATTAGTTTTTTGTTGCATATTGTCTTCTATTATACACTATTCCAGGCCATTGTCAAGCCTAGGATAGCCAATATAAGTTAAATTCTTTCCTTCGTATTTTTGCCATTCCTTGATAGGTTCTGCAATCTTACCTTGGTCAGGATTCACCTTATAAAACTGTACTTCAGGATTCCAGTCCATCAATGTGTACCATTGGTCTACCCAATTCACATGAGGTGTGGCTCCTTGTTCTTTTGGTACATAGTTTTTTGTACCAGCAAAGATGTTATTTACTGTTGTGGTTTCTGATACTAAATCATGTCCTATCATGTAAACTTCCTTTGCACCGTATTTCTTAATGGCAATATGACCTGACATTGGACCACACGCCCAACCAAGGTCTTTACCGTCACCTAAGTCACTAATACTATGTGACCTGTCATTCTCATAAATCCAACTCACATAACTAAAACTTTTATTAATCTTTTCTTTATTTCTGGTTTTATCTTGTCTAATTATATTCACAATTCCAGATAAATTAGAGCCGTGCATAACAAAATTAGTAGCATTACCTCTATCATTCTCATATAGACCGTCCCATTTCTTTTTAACATCATTTACTTCGTTGATGTTTAGGCCAGCATATAACATCAATTCATAATGTAGAGCTGGCACTTTTGTCCAATTTCTACCATAGAAATCTATCTCACTTGCAATACCAGTTTGATATGCTTCGTGCATAATGCCATTATCAACACACACTAATACATCTGGTTTAAATTCTCTATAAAGAGCATTGCAACCCATTATAGTACCTTTGCCTCTTAACTTATTGAGGTCAAAACCTAATCTACTTGTTCCGTTTCCTATACAGAATGCTTTACCAGCCATATTCGTCCTCAGGATTCATTAATTACCAAACCAACTATTCATAATACCTACACCATAGATTGCCACACTTACTGCATTTAAAACAATTAATGCTCTATCATGCCATAATATACCAACAACTAACCATGCTATCATACCTACTAAAGCTACATATAAGTTTAAAGGAAATACATTTGCTGAAGTCATCATCATTGCAACTATTAAAAATAAACTACCTGTCCATTTTATATACCATGATAGGTCATATCTTGGTGTTACTTTTTTAAATACTCTACTACTATTTAATTGTTTTATTTTTTCGTCTAGTTTCTCTTTAATAGGTTCTATTGTCATAATCCACTTCTAAATAAATCTCATTGCTACTAACCAACCAAATACATTTACTATTGTAAAATATCCAACTAACATTGTTGGCCATGCTAGTTTTCTTCGCCAATGTGCATACACAGCTGTCAAACTTCCAATGAAGTAACCAGGATAGATGTATCTCATATCAGGATTATCTGCTGTAATGGCCATTGTCATACTTGCTACAAGTATAAAAATGAAACTAGCCATTTCATAGTAAAATGCTACCTTATCCGACCGATAAGATGATAACCAAAATTCTTTTATTGTGTTCATACAAATATCTCCTTCATAATCAATTTACATTCTGTGTCATTATATATCACAAAAGGTTTTAGTTTGG